AGCTCGGATTTAGACCGAGCGGCGTCACTGGGAGCATGGCGGATTGGCGAACGCAGGCCGTCGCCTCTTTGCCACGCGATCCGTTGGTGAAGATTGGCGTCTTCGCGCGAGCGGTTCCCTGAACTGGAGCCAGCCGAGGCTATGCGGCGATATGGCGTCCTGGACGGTCGCATCTTCTACATCGATCGCGACGGCTCGGCGAAATGGGAGGAGCCCATCTACTCTACTGCGCCCGGCGCGCCGGTGAAATATGGCGCCTCATTTGTCGGTCCTGCCATGGCGCCTATCGGCGCTGGTGTCGACGGCAGCCGATTGGGCAGGTCAGGCGCAGCGTTCGGTGCAGGTATGGCCGACATGGCACAGCAGATTCTAGCAGCACAATTGGCGGGAGAGCGGATGAGCATCGGGCAAAGGGCCTTTCACGCTGGCATGGAAGGCGCGGCCGCGGTGCTGGACGGTACCTTGGGGACCTGTTTGCGGCGGTGATGGGCCCTTTGAGCGGCCATGCAATGACGCCTATTGCGCAATACATAGCCCGCGGCGCGATCAACAAGGCGGCTTTCGAAGCGAGTCGGATGCTGCAGAACCGGGGTCGTGAACCGGGTCTTGAGCATCGTGACGACGGTGGCTCATGGCTCGGCGTTCCCTGATCCAGGCAACAATCTCAATCAGCAGAAGCACCGGCAAGACGATAGTGACATACACTGCGGCAAATTCGAAGTCTTGCCGATCCCCATAGTAAGCAGGTCCGAAGACCGCTATCGTCGCCTGTTGGACGACATACCATAAGAGCAAGCCGCCGCCGAACGATCCGACCAAGATCGCAATTCGTTTCGGCCGCGATGTGATCATGATGGTTGGCCCAGAATTCGGCTGGGATCAATTCTTGGGTCGTGAAGAGACGTTGGCGAGCGTTCGTCGAACGCGCACCGACCGATAGGACAGCCGCCACGTTTCTCTCCGAGCCACGATCCGGCAAGAAAAGAGACCCAGCGGAAGATGTCCGGCGATGCTCCCAGTGGGACCGTGCTCGACTTCGCGCCATGACTGGGCTTCAAACGGACTGAATGGGATTCCAAGAAAGGCCATAATCCAAGCCAAGGCATCCAGCCAGTCCATTGTCAGAAAGAGTCGTCAACGCAAGTCCATGATCGCCTCTCGCCGTACGGCGCTACACGAATGGGGCGCGACGAGGGGCTTAGCAAGCCGCGCATGCGAACGCGTCTGATGAAAAATATTTTAGGGGATCCCCCCTTCCGCACAGGATGATCCTATGATAGGCTTCAACACTAGATAGGGAACTGCGCCCGCAGCCGGGGAACCGGGGCGGGCGTTGTCGTTTCCGGCGTCACACCGATCGAGGCGCCGCGCTGCGCCGCTCGGGCGCCACCGCCCATCTTCGCGAGGGGTCGATGCTGTACGCGGTCTCGGTCGAGACCACGCGGCCGATGCGGCTCGGCCGCATACGGCGGCGGGTCAACGTATTCGTCGAAGCGCGGGACGGCGCGGAGGCGGAATACCTGGCGCGGCTGCGGTTTCGCCATCGCCCGGAGGCGGGAAGCCTGGCCGTGCGCGGCGTGCGCGCCGTCCTGCTGCCGGTGACATCGGAAAAGCTGCAGCGGAAGGCCACCGCGCCGAAACGCCGCAAGCGCGGCGCCAAGCGGCGCAAGTCCAGGTCCATCAAACCGCGGGGCAACGCATGACCGCCAAGACCGAAGCCGAGATCCGCGCGATCATCGCGGGCAAGATCGACCGCGCGTTGCGCTGGCAGGGATCGACCCTGTCGCGCGACCGGGCCAAGGCGCTGCGCTATTACCGGGGCGAAAAGTTCGGCAACGAGATCGACGGGCGCTCGCAGATCGTCAGCCGCGACGTGGCCGAGGTGGTCGACGGCATGTTGCCGGCGATCTTGCGCCCCTTCGTGAGCGGCGACGACGTGGTGCGCTTCGAACCCAAGGGGCCGGAGGACGAGCGCATTGCCGACCAGGCGACCGACTACGCGAACTACGTCTGGTCGGTCGACAATCCTGGCTTCCGCGTCTTCCACGACTGGATCAAGGACGGGCTGCTCGCGCGCGTGGGCGTCGTGAAGCTGTGGTGGGAGACGGCGACCGAGTCGGTGCGCGAGGACTACTCGGGCCTGACCGCCGATGAGGTGGGTTTTCTGCGCCTGGACCCGGCGGTCGAGATCGTGGAGGAGGACCGCGAGACGACGGACATCGGCGCGCCGCCCAGCTATCGCGTCGCGCTGCGCCGAACCATCCAAGGCGGACGCATCCAGGTGCGTAACGTGCCGCCCGAGGAATTCCTGACCGATGGCGAGCGGGTGTCCCTGGACGACAGGCCGTTCTGCGCGCATCGCTGCCGGCGCACCGTGTCGGACCTGGTGGCGATGGGCTACGACCGCGCCAAGGTGGCGGCCGTCGCGGCCGGCGGGTCGGGCGCATTCGACTCCACCTGGGACCGCCAGGAGCGGGCACGGCCCGAACAGTCGCCGGTCGAGCGCGACGACGCGGCGGACGACTCCCAGCGCGAGGTATGGGTCAGCGAATGCTACCTGCGGCTTGACGAGGACGGCGACGGCATCTCGGAGTACCGCAAGATCACTGTCGCCGGCGACCAAGCGGAGCTGCTGCTGGAGGATCACGAGGTCGACGACCATCCCTTCGCGGCCTGGTCGCCCTACCCGATCCCGCACAAGTTCCATGGCGAAAGCGCCGCCGACAAGGTGATGGACGTACAGCTCACCAAGTCGGCGATCCTGCGGCAAATGCTGGATAACCTGTACCTGGTCAACAATGCGCGCACCGAGATCGTCGAGGGCAAGGTGAACCTTGACGATTTCCTGTCGTCCAAGCCGGGCGGCTATGTCCGGGTGAAGGAGCCGCATGCGATGCGCGAGATCGCCGTGCCGCCGGTATTCCAGAACGCCTTTCCGGCGCTGGAGTACCTCGACACAGTGCGCGAGAACCGCACCGGCCAGACCAAGTACAACCAGGGCCTGGACGCGGACTCGCTTAACAAGACCGCGAGCGGCATCAACGCCATCATGGGCGCGGCGATGATGCGGCTCGAGCTGATCGCACGGATCTTCGCCGAGGTCGGCGTGCGCCGCGCGTTCCGGCTGATCCTGCGCCTGTTGGTGCGCCACCAGGACAAGGCGCGGGTGGTGCGGATGCGCAACCAGTGGATCGCGGTCGACCCACGGGCGTGGAACGCTGAGATGGACGTCAGCGTCTCGGTCGGGCTCGGCACCGGCAATCGCGACCAGCAGCTCGGCCACCTGATGGCGATTTGGGACAAGCAGGTGCAGGCGATGCAGCTTCAGGGCGGCCCGACCGGACCCTTGGTGTCGCCGCGCAATCTCTACGAGACCGCCTCGAAAATCGTGCACAACGCCGGAATCAAGACGGCGCAGGGATTCTTCAACGACCCGAACCTGGCGCCGCCGCCGCCGCCCGCGCCGCCGCCGGTCGATCCGGCGGCGATGGAGCTGCAGGCGCGCGTGGCGTTGGAGAACCGCAAGCTCGACGCCGACATCGCCCTCAAGCTGCGCAAGCACGAGGACGAGATGGCGCTGAAGCGATTGGAGTTGGCGCTCAAGTTCGGCGCGCCGCCCATGGGCATGCCGGAGGGCATGACCCGCGGCCTGTCGCCTGGGGGGCTCGCGCGGGGCGCCCCGGACATGCCACCGGGCGCGAGCGCGGCCGAGGGGCCGGCGCCGGCATGCGCCCCTTGCGCGAAAGGGGAGCCGCGGTGAATTGGCAACCGACGCATTCTGCGGTCCCATCGGGTCATACGGAAGGTTTCCGTTGGTCGCCTAGTGCAGCCTTTCCCGCCGCGCGTCGTCCACAAGGGGCCGTTCAGCTTATCGAGACAAGAGACGGATTCGTTGCCGGGGCACGCGGGGAAGAGGTCATCGTCAAGGAGCTCGGCGGCTTCATCGAGTCGTTCCTTAGTCGTCTTGGGCGACCTCCTTTGCCGCAAGAAATCACGGCCGCGGTGGGGGACAAGAGCGCACTCGTCAGCGACCTGGTCGAAGCTGCAGCTTTGCCGAGTGAAATGGCCGGCCCACCACCTACCCTTAACCGATGTCTTAGCGCCTGTGCCATACGAGGCAGAGCCTGGGAGAACTTCTGCCGCTCGATTCCCGACGCACGGTTGAGGACGGGATGTTGGGCCCTTCAGCACGTCGGTGAAAATGCGTGCAGAGGATGGTGTTTCTGGCACTATGGCAAGGAGAAGGCGGATTGACGAGGCGGGTCGTGGGCAAGACAAACAAACCGCGAAACAGACGTCCAAAGATTGACACCGTCGTTGCCAGCCGGGTGCTTTCCTGTGACCAGGCATCGCAGAGAAAATGCGTCGTGCGCGTAGGCCTCCCGGAGCCTGACGGTGACGGAGATTGGCGATGCGCCTACCACGTGAGCGGAATTGGAATGAGGTCCGCCCGCAATGCGTTCGGCGTCGACTCGGTCCAGGCGCTGACCCTGGCTTTGGATGCGGTTCGCGGTGCCTTGGAAGGCGCTGGAGTTAGGTGTCACTGGGTCGGCGGCGAACGTGGCGATACGGGGTTTCCGCGTTACGTGCCGACTTTCTTTGGCCTCGTTCTGGCGCGACGCATCAACCGCCTAATCGACCGCGAGTTGGCGCGTCACGGCAAGAAGCTGGAAATCGAGGCGCGGCGACGAAAGCGACGACGGAAAAGCTAGCGGTGTCGTGCTTGGCCGGGCGCCGGAAACTCCTGGTGCATCGTCGGAATAGCCGAAATCCACATCGTCGCGGGAAGTACCGTCTCTAAGACGACCGGCGCTGCGCTTTGGCGCGCCGCCCATGGGCATGCCGGAGGGCATGACCCGCGGCCTGTCACTTGGGGGACCCGCAAGGGTGCCGCCGGACATGCCACCGGGCGCGAGCGCGGCCGAGGGGCCGGCGCCGGCGCGATAACACGCGTCGGCGCCGGTTCCAGACGGCAGGCCTCGGGGGAGCGCATCGTCAAGTCTGCAAAGAGATCGGCCCGGTCCTGTCGCGCCGCATCAATCGCCTAGTCGACCGCGAGCTCACCAAGTATGGCAAGAAGCGCGAAGTGAGTGCACGGCGCAATACAAGGCGTCAGGCGGCCTTGACCTCTCGCGTGGCCAAGCGGACCGGTCTCGCCGGTCCAAGGCCAGCCACCGCCAGAGTCCGGCCAATTTAGGAGTTCTATCAGAAATCCGGAGTGCTGCGCCTTGGCGTGCCAATCGATGGCATGCCAGTGCGGCTTGCCGTCATCCATGGAGGCTGCTCATGAGCATTGACGCACCGGCCGTGCTGGAGTCTCCGGCCGAAACTTGCGGCCGGCGCGCCGCGGCGGCGCTGGAGGACCCGGCGCTTGCCGGCGCGTTTGCGCGACTGGAGCAGGACATCGTCGCGGCCTGGCGCGGCTCGCCGGCGCAAGACCGCGAGGCGCGCGAGTGGCTTTACCTCCGCCTCACCGCGCTCGGCGCCGTCAGGGAAGAGCTTCGCCTGCTGGCCGAGGAAGGGCGGCTGGCGGAACGCGAGCGGCTGCGCCGCGAGCACGAGGCGGCCGAGCGCCGCGCGGGCGGATTCGCCGCCGGCGATCCGCCGTGATTGCAATGCAGTATTTCTAGACTTACGAAAGGATCGAAATATGTATCTTGACGCGGATACGGGCGCGCGCCCACCCGCCGAGCCCCGCGACCTGCACGGCGTCGCGGAATCGATCATCGCCAAGCTGGAGGCGTCGCCGGAGCCTGAGACCGGCGACACGCCGTCCGATCCAGCTACGGGCGTCGCCGGCGCCGACGCGGCGCCGGAGGAACGGACGGAAGTCGACGATGCGCCGGTCGACTCTGTCGCCGAAGCCGTTGCGGAGCTGACCGGCAAGCCTTTGCACGCGGTCGTCGTCGACGGCCGGACCGAGCGGGTGACGCTGGAGGAGTTGCGCAAGGGCTATTCGCGGCAGCGTGACTATTCGCGCAAGACGGCAGCCCTGGCCGAGCAGCGCCGGGGTCTCGAAACCGAGCGCGCAAGGCTGAAGGAGGTGCTGGACGCCTTCATCGCCGACGCCGAGGCGGTGGACCCCGTCCTGGCGGAGGGGCGGGCCATCGACTGGGAGCGCCTGGCGGCCGAGCAGCCGACGGTCTACGCCCAGAAGCGGGCGGAGTTCGACCGCCGCGCGGCCAGGCTGGAGCAGGCGCGCGGCCTGCGCCGCGAGATGGCGGTGCGGGAGGATGCCGTGCGGGCGCAGGCATTCGACGCCTATACCGGCCAGCAGCGACGCGCGCTGCTGCGGGCTATCCCCGACCTGGCCGATCCCGGCAAGCGAACGGCGATCGCCGAGGAACTGTCCGCCTATGCATCGCAGCTGGGCTTCTCGGCCGACGAGCAGTCGCGGATCGTAGACCATCGGCTGCTTCGCGTTTTCCATGACGCGATGCAGTTCCGGCGGCTGCGCCAAACCAAGGAGCGGCTGGCGGGCAAGCAGACAGGCGGGGCATCGCGCACGCAGGCGCCGATGGCATCGCGCGAGGGGGCGGCACGGCGCTCCGACAGGCTGCACGCGCTCAAACGCAACGCGCTGAGGACCGGACGCATCGACGACATGGTCGAGTCGGTCCTCGCGCATCTCGAGGAGGATCAATAGAGCAATGGCCATCATCACCAATACGGCGCTGACATTCTCGTCGGTGGGCAACCGCGAGGACCTGAGCGACCAGATCTACAATATCGCGCCGAAGGACACTCCGTTCATCGCCGCAATCGGGTCGAACAAGGCAACGGCGACGCTGCACGAATGGCAGGTCGACTCGCTGGCGGCCGCCGGCGCAAACGCGCAGCTTGAAGGCGACGACATCACGTCGTTCCAGGCTGTGACGGCGACGACCAAGCTCGGCAACCGCTGCCAGATCAGCTACAAGACGGCAATCGTGTCGGGCACGCAGGACACGGTCGACAAGGCGGGCCGGCACCGTGAGATCGTCTACCAGCTGCTCAAGCGGTCGAACGAGCTGAAGCGCGACATCGAGTTCATTCTAAGCAACAACCAGGCGCCGGCCGACGGCAATTCGACGACGGCGCGGCAGCTGCGCCCGCTCTGCGGATGGTACTCGACCAACAAAAGCCGCGGCGCCGGCGGCGGCGACGGCACGACCTCGGCCGCGGCGACGGACGGCACGCAGCGGCCGCTGACCGAGTCGATGGTCAAGACGGTGCTGCAGTCCTGCTGGACGAACGGCGGCAATCCCGACCTGATCATGGTCGGACCGTTCAACAAGACCGTGTTCAGCGGATTCACCGGCAACGCCACGCGGCTGGACCAGTCCGAGGACCGCAAGCTGATCTCGACGATCGACGTGTACGAGAGCGATTTCGGCGCGCACAAGATCGTCGCCAGCCGATTCTCGCGCGAGCGCGACTGCCACATCCTCGACACGTCACTTTGGGCGGTCAGCTACCTGCGCAAGATGCAGACGATCGACCTAGCCAAGACCGGCGACGCCGAGAAGGGCATGGTGCTGGCCGAGTACACGCTTGAGGCCCGCAACCAGGCGGGCAGCGGCATCGTCGCCGATCTGACCACGGGCTGATCTCGACTATCGGCAATCAGCCGTCAGCTGTCGGCCGGGGTGGGGGCCCCGGTCGATCGCTGCCGGCTGCCATTTCATCGAAAGGACGAATGCATGGGCGTGAATCTGGTGCAGCGCGACGACGGCTCGGCCGAGTTGCGCAGCGACTATGGCGCCGTGACGCAGGGGCGTTTCGGCGGCCCCGGCTCGGGCGGTCTTTCCTATCGCGGCGAGGTGATCGTCCGCGTTCCGCTGGCGGCCGTCGACACCGGCGGCGGCGTGTTCTCGTGGCAGGCTCCGACCAACACGGACATCATCGTGACCAGACTGGAGCTGGACGTCACCACGCAGTCCGCTGGCGCCTGCACGGTCGACATTGGCACGACGGCGACCAGCGCCGGCACGTCAAGCGACAACCTCGTGGACGGCGTGTCCGTGGCGACGGCGGGGCTTTATTCCAATTTCAAGAATGCCGGCACCAACGGCAAGGCCGACCAGCGGCTTGCCGCCGGCAAATGGGTGACCGCTTCGGTGGCCTCGGGCGCCTCTTCGGGCTTGGCGGGATTCGCCTACATCCACTACGTGCCGGTGGGAGTCTAGGCCATGGCGAGTTTCCCGGCAGTGACGGTGGCGGCGGTCGGCACGACCGTGACGACGGGCGCCAGCTCCGCGGCGGTCGCCATCCCAAACGCGGCCGACGGCAGCCGCGCGCGCTTCGTGATGGTCACGGCCAAGGCAACGGCCTACATCAAGTTCGGCACAACCGGCGTGACGGCGACGGTGAACGACATCCTCGTCGGGCCCGGCGCGCCGGTCGTCTTCGCGGTCAAGCCCTTCACGCATTTCGCCCACCTGCAGGAGTCCGCGTCGACACTCGTCAATGTGGTGCCGGTGGAGTTCTGATGGGCGGCCGGCTGGTCGAGGTCACGCCGGACGGTGTGGCCGAGTACCTGCATGTCGACGAGGCGGCAGGGACTTTCACCGTCCAGCGCCTGGCCGATGTGGAGCCTGCAATCGAGGCGAACAAGCGGGCGATGACGTCGGGCGACGGTTACTCGCCCGCGCGCGAGCTGCGCCGCATCGCCTCGATTCCGGTGACCGTGCAATTGCATTGGATCGAACGCTTCGGCGCCGATCCGCTGGCGAAGGGCAACGAGGCTTGGTTGCGGCGCCTGCTGAATGAACCGGAATGGCGTCACCTGCGCACCGCGCCGGGAAGGGTATGAAGCATGGCGATCCAGAACTACAACGACCTGCTGGTTGCCACGGCCAACTGGCTGGCGCGCGATGACCTGACCAGCCGCATTCCGGAATTCGTCGCGCTGGCCGAGTCGGCCTGCAACCGCGAGTTCCGGGTACGGGCCATGGAGCAGCGGGCCCAGACGGCGACGGTCGCGGGGCAGGCATACTACACTTGGCCGGCCGATCTTCTGGAGATCCGCTTTATCAAGATTCTTGGCGATCCGCCGGCCGTGCTCGAGTACCTCACGCCGGATCGCATAGAGGCGCTGGGCGGAGACGCGGGAACGCCACGCTATTGGACAGACCTGCAGGCGGCGCTGCGGCTCTGGCCGATACCCGTCGCCGGGCTGACGGTGGAGATCGACTACTACCAGCGGCTCGATCTGGCCAACGCGGGCGACGGCGGGAACTGGCTGATCCGGCGTCACCCCGACATCTACCTCTACGGCACGCTGCTGCAAGCCGAGCCGTACCTGATGAACGACCCGCGGGCCCAGACCTGGGCGCAGCTGCTCAACGCGGCGGTCGATCAGATGCAGCGCGAGGAGTGGCGCATCAAGGCCGGTGTGATGCCGGCCATGGTGCGGGCCGACTACGCGGGCGCGTGATGCTTTTCGCGCCGATCACTTCGTTTACCGCCCGCATCGGCGGGCGGCGGGGGGCTTGACCATGACCATCCAGCTCAGCACATCCGTACGGAATGCGCGACTCGACGCGATCGAAACCGTGGTTGGCGCATCCGCCATCGTGAAGATTCGCACCGGCTCGCCGCCGGCGAGCTGCGCGGCGGGCGACACCGGCACGGTGCTGGCGACGTTCAACCTCGCCGCCGACTGGGCCTCGGCCGCATCGGGTGCCAGCAAGAGCTTCAGCGGCACGCCGATTCAGGACAGCGCCGCCGACAACACCGGCACGGCCACGCACTTCCGCCTCTACGCCTCGGACGGCACGACCTGTCACATGCAGGGAACCGTCACGGCAACGGGAGGCGGCGGCGACATGGAGATCGACAACACCACGATCAACGCCGGCCAGCTCGTGCAGATCACGAGCTGGACCCTGACCGATGGGAACGCGTGAAGCGTGACCGCGAGTCTTGTGCCGCAGCGTCTCCTGGTGTCCGACCAGCGTATAGAGCCGTCCGCGGTGCGGACCGGCTTCCGCCGCATCGCCATCGACATGGCCGATGCAGACTTGCGCGACGCCACGGCGACGCTGACCGTCACCGTCGAGTGGGCCGAGGACCAAGCCGGCAAAGGCGACGAAGCGCTCGCGTGGCACCATCTGTCGAGCATGGAATGGCGCGGCGGGGCGGTGCGCGAAGGAACTACGGGGTTTCCAGGCATCGGCACTATGCCGCCGCCCGGCGCGCGCACGCGGGTGCGTGTCGCTGTTGCAAAGCCTACTGCGCTGGCAGTGACGGAGGACTGACATGGCGCTCGGCACCGGCCAGACCATCGGCAAGCAGACCAACGACGCGGCCGGCGCTTCGGTCAATGCGAGCTTCGCCACCGCGCCCGCCGCCGGTTCGCTGGTCATCGTCGGGCTGGTCGGCTGGCATTCCAACGGCTACGACGTTTCGTCGGTTACGGACAACCGGGGCAACAGCTACAGCATCGTCAAGTCGGCGGTGGTCGGTCGGCAGCGGTCTGTCATCGCTTACGCCGCCAACGTCAACTCGTCCGGCACCTTCACGATCACGGTCAACAATGCCAACGGCGGCGACAACTATCTGACCTGGGCGGCCATCGAGGTCACGGGCGCGGCCACGGCATCGGTGCTCGACCAGTCCAACACGGCGACCGACGCGGGACCGCAGGCCAACGACGCCACCGTATCGACCGGCACGCTGGCGCAGGCCGACGAGTTCGTCTTCGCCGCCATGTCGCTCTCGATCTCGGGCGACAACAACCTGAACATCGGCACCGCGACGACGGGCTACACCAACCTCGCCAACGAGCAGGATTTCTTCAATCACAATGGCGCGTCCTTCGACTACAAGATCGTCGCCTCGACGAGCGCGCAGTCGGCAAGCTGGTCGCACGACGACGCGACGGGCACCGACGATCCCTCGCCGGGCGGCAATTCCTACGGCTGGACGGCCACAATCGCGACGTTCAAGGCGGCGGGCGCGCCGGCGCTGTTCCCGCCGTTTGCGAAGTTCCAACCCTCAACCCACCTGAGGATGTAGACCATGGCTGAAGGCTATACCTACGAAGTCCGCAACGGGGGCGTGTCGATCTCGACCGCCATCACCGTGATCCAGATCAAGGCCGGCGCCTCGGCGCTGGAAATCCTGCGCGCGTCGATTGGCCAGAAGGGCTCGACCGCCAGCGCCATCGAGCGCATCGGCCTGGTGCGCAAGTCGGCCGCCGCGACGGTGACGAGCGCGACGCCGCTCAAGCTCAGGCCCGGCGACCCGGCCGCCCTGGCGGTGGGCGGCACCACCGCCACCGGCATCACCGCGACGGCCGAGGGCACCGACACCGACGTGCTGGTCGACGAGTGCTTCAACATCGCGAACGGCACCTGGGCGTGGCTCCCGACCCCCGAGGAGCGCCTCTGGGTTCCGCAGGGCGGCATCGTCGCGCTGAAGTTCCTGACCGCGCCGGCGGCGCAGACCTGGTACGCCAGCGTGAAGTTCCGCGAGCTGCAGTAATTCTAAGGCACGACAGGTAAGCCATGGGCGGCGTTTATCGCAAGCCCGCGCCAGCACGCAGGCTCCCACGACCAATCGGTGCGGCTCTGCTAGCGCAGTCAGGCGCGCGGCTGTGTTCTGTCGCGGCGCTGTTGGCGCCGATGACGGGCGCCGCAACGGCGCGCGTCGTTGTCCAAGCACACGCTGCAGCTCAGCTTGCGGCCCTGACCGGCGCGGCGACCGCGTCCTCCAGTGGCGCACGGATGGCCACCCTCTCGCAGGCGCTGGCCGGGCTGGGGCGGGCGATCGTCGTGGAAACGGGCATCTGGACGCTTTGGCCGCCGATCGGGGTGATCGTCTGTCCCGGTGCCATCTGGGACGGCGGATCATCCATCTGGGACGGAGCAGAAGACGTGTACGACAATAACGGAGCGATCTGGGACCCGGCTTCGCCGTTCGGCGGGTCGACTCCGCCGGCCGCGGCCGGCTGGGTCTCGCGACAGTCGGGCGCCGGCGCCTGGTCGGAGCCGTTGCGATGACGAGCGCCATCGACCCAGCCAAGCCGATCTCCGGTACGCCGACGACGGCCAGCGTGCGGGCGAATTTCGGTGCGGCCAAGAGCGAGATCGAGGCGCTGCAGGCGGCAATCGCGTCGCTCGAAGTCGGCAAACAGCCGCTGGACGCGACCCTGACCGCGCTGGCCGGGGTAATCACAGTTGCCAACCGCCTGATCTATGCGACCGGCGCGGATCAGTTCGCCACGGCGGAGCTGACGGCGTTCGCCCGCACTTTGCTTGATGACGCCAACGCCGCCGCCGCGCGCGCCACCCTGGGGTCTAGCTCGGTCGGCGATGCGGTATACGTGGCGGCCAACGCCGCGACGGCGCGCAGCGCCCTCGGCCTTGTGATCGGAACCGACGTTCAGGCGCAGGATGCGGAGCTACAGGTGATCGCGGGCCTAGCCTCTGCGGCGGATCGGCTGCCCTATTTCACGGGAGCCGGCGCTGCGGCGCTGGCGACGTTCACAGCGGCGGCTCGGACATTCGTGGCGGCAGCCGACGCCGCAGCGCAGCGCGGTGCGCTGGGGCTCGGCTCGCTCGCGACGCAGAACGCCAATACCGTCGCGCTGACGGGCGGAACGATCAACGGTCCGGTTGTCAGCAAGGCCGGCTTATCGCTGGGCGGATGGCATCCAAACCGTTACCACGGCGGCCAGGCCACGGTGCCCAACTCGACCCAGACGCTGGTGCTCTCGGCCAACACGCTTTACGTGGTGCCGTTCGCCGTCGGCGATACCGCTACCTTCGCGCGCATCGGCATCGACGTGACCGTGGCGGACGCCGGCAAGAGCGCGCGGCTCGGTATCTATAGCTG